CGGTTTGGCCGAGGAAATCATGGGAATATAATCACGCTGAATATCGCCGGTGAATACGGGCGCCCCCGTCTCATAAAAGGCCTGGATCTCTTCGTAGTGTTTCTTGGCCCGCTCTGTAGGGTCTATGAGCACAATCTGACAGCCATAGGCTTCTTGCAAGAGCAGATCAAAGGAAATATCCTCGCCTACCCCCGCGGAATAGATAAGACTGCTTGGACCAAGCTCAGCGTCCTTAGGAAGGCTCCAGCCACCATATTCCGTTCCGAAGCGCCGCATTTACTTTGTAGTGTAAGGGGCGGTTTAGGCATTTATAGATGGGTTTGCTTGTTGCTTTCTCCAGTCGCATTGCCACATTTCAATATATTGATATCCTGTGATATAGTATGACTGCATCACAAAATGCGTTTATAATTTTATTCAGGCGTCAGCTAACCCATAGAAAAACAAGAAAATACACCACATGACCTGAGTGTGACGAGGATTTGTCCCCATTTTCTTAATTGCTATAGGCCAATCCGCCCATGCCCGACATCACTCTCAAAACGTTATAGTTGGTGGCAAACACGTACACGCTGGAAGACACGATGCTGCCCACGGAGTTGTTAGACACCGTCAGCAGGAGCGTCGTGTTATCAATACGGGACAAGTTGCACGTGCCGCTGGGCTGGTGCTGCTCGGGCTGGAGAGCAAAGGAGTACACGTTGATACCCACGGCAGGCACGTTGGTGTGGTGCTGGAAAGGCTGGACCTCGTTGAAATAGCGGCCCTCGCGAACCTGGAACCTGTCGTGGCCGTTGAGCTGGAGCAGGGCCGTGACGCAAGGGTTCTTGCCCGCCATGCCCTCCACACGGGTGACGGAGTAACCAGACTCCAGCACGGAGCGGTCCCACCAGTCGGAGAAGTTGAAGGGCTGCTGGCCCTTCCAGCCGTTGACCACCGTGTCGTCGCAGGACACGAAGGAATCACGCTGCACCACCCACACCAACTCCTTACAGGGGTGGTTGAAGTTCAGCTTGAGCTTGTTGGCGGAGCTGGTGATGGACTCAGCACCCGTGAACTGGAGGGTCTCAATCAGGTACTCGTGGGACACCTGGGCGAACTTGCGACGCTCATCCGTGTCCAGGTAGATGTAGTCCACGTACAGGGACGCAGCCTGGAGGTTGGCGGCGGCCACGCGGTCGCGGATGGTGTGGTAGTTGCTCGTGTTCTGGGGGGTGATGTCCCAGCAGAGGTTCCTCAAGTCATTGAACTCCAGATTGATACGCACCTCGTGGTACTGGAGGGCGATCAGGGGCAGGGCAAGACCAGGGTTGCGGCAGAACCAGAACTGGAGAGGGATGTACAGGGTGTAGGCAGGTGCGCACTGCACCAGCTCCTGCGTCATGTTGGGCTCACCGCCGGCACAGTCATCGTCGCAAGGCTCGCCACCCTGCACCAGCAGGTTGGTCAGCACGGGGACGTTACCCACCATCTTGGCGTAACCGGCCTGCTTCCCGGCCTCCTGGGACAGCTCATTCCAGATGTGCAGCCAGTTGCCATAGTGCTTGTCGATACGCTGGCCACCAATCTCAATCTCCACGGACTTGATGAGGTTGTGCCCCACCCAGTTGAGCCAGCGGAACTGAGCACCAGAGCCGTCGCTGGCCTGGAGAGTCACCGCGGGCAGAGTGGCCTGGAGGTACATGCGGTGGATCAAGTCACCATTACGCTGGATGGTGCAGGTCACACGCTTGCCGAAGCCAGGAGAGCCGTTGAAAGGGTTCTCAATGGACTCCATGGCAAAGTTCGTGTGTCTCCTGTACACCACCTTAAAGAAGGTAATCTGGGGATTACCGGTCAGATACACATCCTGCGCGCCATAGGCAACAAGTTGCATTAAGCCACCACCCGTCATTTGTTATACCCCTTCTTCAGAAATAAATTTCGGGAACTCTGGGTTTTTTCTGAAAAATACGGGCTGCCGGGGGCATTCATGCTAGTTTACCCCCATTTAGAATAGCTCTGCCGGGGATATCTTTTTTTGGGCTTTCTGCCGCTACTTCAGAAAGCCTAAACAATGTTTCTCAGAAAGAGAAGGGAGATGTTATCAAAGGTGGCTTTCTTTCAAATACGTCCAACGAAACGGAGTAATCCTGAGGCCAGAACCACCCTTGACTGCCTTCACCAAGTGCATGTCCAGAGCATTTTAAATAATGAATCAGTGTTGACGCATAGTAGGGCTCAGTTATCGAAGATTGATTCGGAAATAAAGACCACAGTGGATGAAGTTCGCCATGAACAACTTCTTAAACAGCGGAATGAGCAGCAAAAGGATATTGATCGTAGCACAGGAAACTCCGAAATGTTTGATTATTTTCTCGATGCAGGAGATATATTATATAATTATTATGAAGTTCAAGAAAAAATACAGAAAGGCGCTGAACCTTCTGCAAGACGAGTCACAAAGGCAAAACAGGGATCCGTGTTGGCCGCCTTGGAGACTGCGGCTGCTACGGAGGGGCCCTATGAAGTAGCATATGTGCCACAGACACAGGGTGTGATTCTGAGCCGAGATAAACTTCTCGAACAATATTTACAGAAAGTTCATCCTGAACATGCACGAGGCGGTGTCACGGAAATAGACACGTATGGAGAATGCGCCGAATGCGAGAAAGAGATGGTGTTTAGTGCGAATGAGGCCATCTTTACATGCACGGAATGTGGTCACCAACAGTTTATTCTGGTTGACTCGGATAAGCCGAGTTATAAGGACCCTCCTCGTGAAGTAAGCTATTACGCATATAAGCGTATTAACCATTTCAATGAATGGCTGGCGCAGTTTCAGGCCAAGGAATCCACGGAGATTCCACAGGAAGTCTATGATGCGATTTGCGCCGAGCTAAAGAAGGAGCGCATTCTGGATTACCGGACTCTGGCTAGGCAGAAGGTGCGAGAGATTCTCAAGAAACTGAAGTTCAATAAATATTATGAACACGTTCCACATATTATTAATCGACTCAATGGCCAAAATGCGCCAGTAATGAGTCGAGAAATCGAGGAGAAGCTGCGGTACATGTTCAAAGAGATTCAGCCGTCGTTCCAGAAGAACTGCCCGAAGGACCGCAGCAACTTCCTTTCGTATTCGTATGTGCTGTATAAATTCTGCGAGCTGCTGGACCTTGACGAGTATCTGCCCTCCTTTCCGCTGCTGAAGAATCGCGACAAACTCTATATCCAGGATAAGATCTGGGAAAAGATTTGCGGGGATCTCAGCTGGCAGTTTATCCGTAGTGTTTGAGTGGACTAGTCATATATGTCTCATAAATACGACACATTCTTGTGATGTTTTATCGCAAGAATATAACGTATTAACATTATCTTATCGGCTAGGTGCTGCGCCTTAGAGGCGCGCACCTGGGAATCCTACTAAGTTTGCGCCAATACCGATTTTTGCGATGAAACATCGCAAAAATGTAACGTATTGGAGGTAATCTTATCGGCTAGGTGCTGCGCCTTAGAGGCGCGCACCTGGAAAGCCGACAAGATTAGCTCCAATACCGAAGCCTGCACCCTGGCGTGCCGTGGCGCCGATGCTCGGGGACACGACATCCAGAATGGCAAAGATAGCCGCAGCGACCACGCCCAGAGTCAGAATCTCATCCATGGGCAGGCGGTGACGGGGAATAAAGAGCGCAGCCATTGCAACAAACAGACCCTCCACCAAATACTTTATCACACGGTTAAGTACTTCGGAAGTGGGATTCATAGTTCTATATTCATAGCTTATTTTTTTTATAGGCAACGCCTGCGTCCATCCGTTTAAAGCAGATGTGTTATCCTATACCAGAAATGGCAACTGAGCGCGAGGACTTTCTTGAGGAGGACGCAGAGATCACCGGGCAGAAGTTTTGTCTTTTGAGTTTCCTCAGTCCGGAGAAGGTTCTGAAGGATAAGGCACTTTTCATGTTCGAGAAGTTTCTGGGAATCTATGAGTTTCAGAGCCGGACGAACAATCTTGAGAAGTATTTGATGGACACGATGGCTGGGATTAACGCAAAGCTGGATGCAGAGGCGGATGCGCTGGACGCAAAAGATTTGAGTGGTTCTGCTGATATTTGCCGTAAGGCAAAGATCCGTGTTGACACTACCATGGATTCTTTCCACGAGTTTGTAAAGGGGAATGAGAAGGAGCTGAAAGCGTCTAAGCTGAAGGAGCTATATGATGACTTTTTGTACGCAAATAAGACAAAGTTGGAGGATGAGTTTTATGCAAAGAATGAGTTCCGGACAACTGTTCGGGGTCTCAAGGTGCGCGGCGTCTATGCTTCCCAGGCGGAGGCAACACTCCGTTCCAAGAAGCTCCAGCGCCAGGACACTCTTCACAATATCTTTGTCGGGGAGGTTGGCAAATGGCTTCCTTGGGATCCCGAGCCTACGGAGGTGAGTGAGCAGGAGTATGCGGAGGACCAGCTCAACACCTTGATGAAGAAGTATAAGGAGAATGAGGAGGACCGTCAGATGTTTCAGCGGGAGCGTCGGGTTGGGGCCAAGCCTAGCAGCAGTGTTACTGCGATTGAGGGTGGCGAGGAGTCTGGTAACTTCACCAGCATGTTTGGCAGCGAGGGCCCTGCAGATCTAGCAATGGCCCGTAAGATGGCGGCTGTAACAGATGTTTCTGGCCAGGCCCAGTAACCGCATAGGTAATAGAAAACGATTCGATACTGTACACGAGGTGTAGAGTATTGAATCGGTATGGATGCTAGGCTCACTTACTTCTCCGGAAAATATTGATTCGACTCCGTGGGGTACCAAGGGCGGCAGACATTCTGTTGACAGAATTCGCCCTCCTTGCACAGCACACCCTTGCAATCGGAACGCAGCGCATCCATGCCTACGGCGCTCGCCATTGCCTGAAACCCTTCGGGAAACCGGGGCGCAAATGTACGGCGCACCCAAGGTAAAACGGTCACCGCCATAAGCAATACGAGTACAAGGCCTACTATTCCATATCCGCCACGAACCTTCATTCTATTAGTATAGTATCATATTTCATTTTCGTAGGTTGAGTCCCCAAGAAGAAGGCAAAGTAGACGCAGATGCCATACCAGATACTCCTGGAAGAAGCGCAGGGGCTTGCGGCAGAACCGGGAGGGGATTCCTATCATGGAGTTGGCGTTGTTCTGGATCCCCGCAGATCCCATTCATACATCTTGTTGGAAAAGGACAGGGCGGAAGATCGACACCGCAGCGCATATAGGGCGACCCCGAGGTAAATCCTTCGTTTGCGAGATAAGGGTTTATTCTATAGATTCTATCGGCGACAAGAAGTCCAACGGCTATACAGCCAAATGTAAGCACAGTATACAACTCCTTTGACATTTCCTATCCTATATGGACGTTTAAAACTTCTTATTTACAGCAATCTTGGGGCCCTTGAGGCGCTGAGCATTGCTCGGGTCATACTGATTTGCATCCTCTTCCTCCTTATCTCTGTAGTAGTTTGCCGAGTGCTGCCAGAACTCCGGAGCGCCAATACGAAAATCTCCGTGGATATCGGCCTTGTACCAGAAAATACAGTCCTCCAGCTTCGCAGACTGACTCGTATTGTCAATCACGAGACATTCATAGTTCTGTGTACACTGGTCCATAATCTGGCAGAAAAACTCCAAGGAGGGGAAGGCGGAAGCATAGTTCTCAAAGATGCGCTTCCTGTTTGTTGTGTATGGTTCTCTTAAAATAAAGACGAAATCCACGTTCGTCCGGAGAGCTGGCTGGATTCCCAGCGGGTACTGCATCGTGATAATAAAGAACACCTTCAGCCAACGGCCGTTCATGAACAGATAGCGAATATTCTTGTCGTGTGTCCAGCTGTCATCGTACATACAGTCATCCAGAATCATAAAGGACCGGGGGTCGAGGCGGGACTTGGGCCCCCCTCCATTCAGATCCCGTTGAATGCGGGCCATGATCATCTTTTGCCGTTTCACAAAGTTGGCCAAGATAATGGGAGAGAATTCGCCATGAATAAAAAGAGGTGGGATCATCTTTCCGTAGAAAGAGTTGGATTCCTCCGTTCCACTAATCACGGTGCCGAGAGGCATCTCTTGGTGGTGAAAGAGTAGGTCACGCACGAGGGTGGATTTGCCCGTGCGTCTCCGCCCAATAAAAATCACCACGGCATCTTGAGGAATTCGTTTCATGTCAAACTTCTTCAATGATACATTCACTGCTGCTGCCATGATTGTCTTCTTAGGCAAAACCTTTTTCATTTGCGTTTTACACTCAATCATCATTTACATTTCTCAGTAAGAATGAATACAAATACAAGCCTCCGGGGTATGAACCTTCCAGCCCCACGCTTTCGGATAGCCCCTTTATCAAAAAGTATGGAGAACATTCGAGGCTTTCAAGGTCTGCAGACGTATTTTCCAACTCTCGGAAAGTTGTTTCGAATCACCAAGCACCAGTCCAAACAAATCTGGCTTGATTCCAAGAACAGGATTATTTCCCTCGATATTTCTGGTACATTTGGTAAATGTGAAATGGAGCTTGTAGAAAATAAGGATTCATCCGAAAATGATCTCCCCGGTTCAGGAATACGCCGTCCTGCCTTCTTAAAAGTTACACATCTTCTTGATCCTATTCGCTGGATGAAGGGCGATTATAGCATTCCGCAGCAACCTGGTCTTCCCTGGCACTCGAAAACCTGGTCTTCGGCTTGGACCAAAATCCAGGATCAGGCCAATCAAGCATATGTTGAAAGTATTGCAGCATATGCTCTTGGTAAAATCCGTGATGCTGGAATATCACCTCATTTTAATGAGTTTTACGGCGCATTCTGCGCAACAGCCGATAAATACCACTACAATTTGACAGAAGAGTTTCAAAGTTTTCGAAACACCCGATGGTTCTGGCATGGACAGAATCGTGGGCTGTATAAACTCCATGTGACCGACGCCAAAGAGAAGGGGAAGCAGGTTCCTCAGGATATTCTTGATGATATCCTTCGAGAGCCATCCGAGCTAAGTTCCGTGTCAGATTCCGATGAAGAAGAACTCGAAGCTGCTTCTATAAACGACGAGGAGGCATCTTTACACTCGGATAAAATGTCTGATATTTCCTTTACAGATGTTGCGGATGCTGCGACGGAGTCTACGACTGACACTGAAGATGATGACTCGTACATAGAAGATAACTATAGCATTTATTCAGAGATATCCAAGTTCCCAGTGATGATGATTGGCATTGAATGTAACGATGGGACGATGGATACACTCTTGGATGATTATACGCAGGTGGGTGCGACACCTGGGACGGACACCTGGGAGCTCTGTTGGTCTGCGTGGGTATTTCAAGTGCTTGCTGCTCTCAGCGTTGCGCAAATGATGCTTGGTTTTACGCATAATGACCTTCATACAAATAATATTGTATGGATTAAAACTGAAGAGGAGTTCTTATATTACACGAAGCAGACTGGCGAAGTCTTCAAAGTGCCGACATATGGGAAACTCTTTCGCATCATTGATTTTGGCCGGGCGATTTTCAGGATAAATGACCAGCTCTTTTTCAGCGATGATTTCAAGGCGGGGAATGATGCGGATGGACAATATTGTTTCAAGCCTCTTAGCTCCAAAGTTGCGACAGAGATTCCACCCAACCCGTCGTTTGATTTGTCTCGCCTCGCAGTAAGTCTGTTTGATGCGCTGTTTCCAGATGTGCCTGCTAACAAGGAGGGGGGGCTGACCATCAGCTCGGAGCCTGGTCTAGATGTGGAAGAGACTGTGTCGCCCTTGTATAATGTCTTGTGGAGCTGGATGCTGGATGACGAAGGTCACAATGTCCTCGTAGAGCCGTCTGGCGAAGAGAGATTCCCCGATTTTGACCTGTATAAGCATATCGCAGCGCACGTGCATGGGGCGATTCCTTCGCACCAGTTCTCTAAACCCGCCTTTGACCGCTTCCAAGTGAACCCTTCTGAGGTAGGAGATGTCAAGAAGTGGTCCCTCTTTTGCTAAACGTACACGTATGAAAATTGAGCTTCGCCGTGACCCTTTAAGCCCAGTACCAGCAAATGAACATTTTCTTTCTGAGTCGCAAGACACGTCGTTGTGCTCGATGGCACTGTGATAAGCATGTGGTCAAGATGATTCTTGAATCCGCACAGATGCTTTATACAGCGAATCATGAAAATGGGGGCACGGCTACCATCGAGTCAGATGCGCCCGTATGTGCTTCAACCGGTCGTCGTGGCTACAAATCTCATGCGAAAAATCATCCCTGTACGAAATGGGTACGGGAGAGTCTGGCCCATTATAACTGGCTATTGGCTCTAGCTTTTGACCTTGTGCGAGAACATATGTATAGGTTCTCGCCCAAGTCCATTCATGCATGTAATGCGCACCTCTTGTGGCTCAAGGCGAATCCGCCTCCTGCGCTAAAGATGCGTCGATGGCTCAGGGATCCGCCCACGGCCATGCCTGACGAGTTTCGTGTGGGCGATTCAGTCCGTAGTTATATTGCATATTACAACGGAGCGAAGCGGGCCTCAGGTCTCTTGGTATATACGAAACGGCATATGCCGCATGTGTTTAAAGAATCTCATACTAGCAAGTCACTCTAATCCTAAAAACTTGCGTCCAATCTTACTACTTATAAACATGCCGCATCCTGATGCGATCTGCGCATAAAATATAGAAGTCTTTTTTGTACAACATAATAAATAAATTGATAATCCAAAAAAAACTAATGAACTAAACCAGAATAATGTTGTAAATGTATCCATTATCTACTATAGACACTAGAAGTTCGGAACACCAACCTTCACCTCCATCTCTGGCTCCGCAGTTACACCTCCTGCCTGCGTCTCACTCTTCGCAAACATAGAGAGAGGGGCTAGACTCATGACAATACCAAGCATGTACTCCGAGGACTCGGGCAACAGCTGGAGAATCATCATCATCATCAGAGCACCAATAATGAAATCGCGCGCCACTGTTTTTACAGAAGGCTGTTTTTCTTCCAGAAAATATGTAGTACTTGCCCCAAGGCTCGAAATAACTACACCTCCTAGAACCATTGCAGGGATTAGGAGTTGTGCTGACATTCTGGCCGCTATAAAGGAAAAAAAGAGAGGACTAACTACGCAAACGCAAAAACGCACTACACGAGTTCCTCGAAATCCATGGGAAGAAAGGACTCTTTAGACTCTATATCTTCGAACTCATCCATTTCTGCCGGAGGCTCATCCATAATTTGGACAAGATCTTCATTCATCTGTTCATTTGTAACAGGCACGTCTTCTGATTTCTTTACATCAGTAGATAATGTATCAGTGCCTGTAAATACTATTTCTGCCGGCGCCTTCACCTTTTCTGTGGCCGAATCAAATAATGACCCCGTAGACTTCTCCTTTTCCTCTTTCTTTTCCTCCTTCTTTTCCTCTTTTGGTTCCTCTTTTGGTTCCTCCTTTGGTTCCTCCTTTGGTTCCTCCTTTTTCACTTCTGTTTCTGTTTCTGCGTCTGCGCCCCCTTCTGCTTCCTCTTCCTCGTCCTCTTCGGCATCCTCCTTCAGATATTCGCGCAAAATGCTCTTCACAGGAAGCATGCCCCGAATGCCCTGGAGCACCCCCTCATGTAACATGTTTTCAATCAAGCGAAGATTCTTCTGGCGCTCAATCGTGGGCGCAGAAGTAGAAAAGAGATACGTGTTGCTCCACAGAAGCCGCGCACACTCCGTAAGGGTTCGATGAAGGAAGTGCTCAAGCTTAGGAATCGTAATCTGTAGCTTCTTCTGCTTCGTTGTGAGGCGAATGGCCGATAGCACCTTCGTGTGCGCAATGAAGACAGCCGTCATCAGCTCATCGAGATAATCACACCGGGATTTAGCAGCAATATGGGTGGTTTCACGCTGGACTTTATCTGCATTCCACTCGGAAATTCCCTCGAGCAGCGTCTGAAACATCATAAGCACCCGCTTTGGGTCGACCTCTTTCTGCTTCGCCTCCTCGAGCAAGTCCAAAAAATACTGTTGAATCGATGGAACTAAATACTGGCAAAGTTGCGTCGTGTACTCCGATTTTGCTTCTGCGTACACGCTAACTCCTTCGCCTCCAAGATCCATACCTAGTATATTTCCTGGAGTTATTCAACTCTTGCCGGACGCACATTTAGCAAAAAATGGCTGAGTTGAATCCAGGGAGAAGATCCGGCCCCAATCTGACGAAGGCAATCTTGAACTTCCATGCTCTGAATGCCATAGACCTGTATTATTGCATCGATTATAGCATAGGGATCCACACCTTTTGCTCTCAATCTAGTAATCTCATTCCACGTTGGAATCCGAACCTCATCGGAATCCTGTCGTATAATCTGCAAGTGTGTCGCAAGAGACTTGTTCCTGAGGGTTCGATAGGATGTTTCAGACCGCATAGAGACAATACTACAGCGGGATAGGATGGGTGGGGACATCTTCCAGATTTCTCGGACTTCCAGACAACAGGTGACATTTGCTGCGGAGGTTTCCAGGATTCGCCGCAAGAAAGCCTGGGCCTCCTGCGTCAGATCGTCCGCACCCTCGATCCAGACAAAGAGACGCTCCTTGGACCGAACCTGCTGATGAAGTACCTCACGCCCCTCTCGGAGGGATCGGTCCACCCGCGCATTCCAGCGAAATAGTTTCGCTTTTTCGGCCTTTGCCTGATCTTGGACCCAGCGGGATTTACCTGTGCCAGGTTCGCCGCTAATAAGCAGAGAACCTTTCCAGGTTTGTCTGGACATTCTAGGATGGGATGGGTCCTAACGTTTAGGCACGAGGCGTGTTACGCCCCCGCCGTTCTTTCCGCAGGGTTCGCCGGCCGCCCTTCTTCTTGGCGCTCTTCTTGGCCGCCTTTGCGGCTGCCTGCGCCTGCGCTTGTGTAGGCCGTTCTATAAACTCTGCGACATCCGCCTCCTTTGCGGCAATATCTGCTTCTCCCTTTGTCCCATCTACGATTCCCTGCTGCAGAAGTTGAATGGAATCCTCTAAATCCTGGGATTTAGGAGCCAACTTCGCATTTGCAAACATTTGTCTATCCTTATAGTTCTGTGTTAGCTTCCCGATTAACTCCTGAAGCTTCCGCACCTGTGCTGTTTTCATCTCATCGTATCCCTCGCCTTTTATGCCCATATAGGCCCTTGTTACAACTCCTGGCTCATCGCTTTCCCTGATTTTCCCGCCTTCTGAAAGCTTATCCAACATTGCGGCTTCATCGTAGGCTATAGCTCCATTTGCGCCGGGCTTGTTTATCGGAACCACTTTGCCCATTTCCTTGAACTGCTTCACATCTACTGTTGCCGTTGTCCCTGAAAGCTGAGAATACGTGTACGCCAGACATTTTGCCTGGGTATCAGTCAACCTGTAGATATTCTGATCAACAATACGAAGCGGCTCGAAATGTACGCCTGCGCTATTGCTAATCCCATAGGTTGTGCCAGTATTCCTTCCGATCAAGGGAGCCACGCGGATTCCATCCGCAGCCTTAGGTCGGATCAGTAGGATCCCGCAGTTGTAGTAATATGCTATAATGGTATACAGGTCATCCGGCAGAAACTGCCCCGGAGAGTTCAGTTCTTCAATCAACTCTTCTGCTGCCATCGTCACAGCAGGCATGTCCTCTTGTTTATACACGAACTCAATGATGCTGGGTACAATCTCTTTTCTAAATCGTGTGACAAAAGGATTATAGGGTTTTCCTGTAACTTTGGCCATGCGATAAAACTCGCAGGCGGCTCCCAGAAAAGAGTGAAAGAAGCAATCGGAGTTACTCCCCGAGGCATGCATACATTCCAGAGATATTTTGACATCTGCGCAGTTTCCTTCAAAGTTCTGATACAGTGCGCCGAAGTCTTGAAGACTTTGTGCGGCTTCCTCCGCAATCTTGGCCTGAACAGCGGCCTCCTTCTCCGCTTCAGGCTTTTCTGCGATATCCTTTAGTACTTGCGCCCGTATAATATCCTCCTTGATTGCCTTTCCCTGGTCGACGCTAAAGGTTGTCTTTTCCGCCCCGTTTTTTAGGATTGCTGCTGTTTCTACCGCCTCCTTATCGTAGACTGCGTCATGCTCCAACAGATTTAGTTTGAACACTTCATTTAGTGTCGCAAGATCTCTGCTCGAAGGATCATTCGCATCAAACAGGTCAAAGAAATCTGCTTCAGGCGTCCGTGCTGAGTTTGAATTGATTGACACTTTTGCGGTCTTGTTTGGGCGAACCTCGAGACCTACTTGGCGTCGGATTTCCTGTACCCGTTCGTCAGCAGTGTGTCCTGTATCCTGTAGGGCAACTTTGATTGCTCTCAGAGCCCCCCTGCAGGCTTCTTCGCCACCGAGTGCGTTAATATTGCGTGTATTCGTATTTGCCTTTTTTACGGTGCCCTTGCGCCCAATGGTAGCTTTTATATGTTTTTTTACTAATATATCCCGTATTGCTTCCATCTGTTTGGTGGGGGCGCCTCCCGTAGAAAAAACGGCTTTGACGTCCTCCAAAATCTTCTGACATGTATCTTCTTTTGCAGTAGGAGCAGCAGCAGCCGCCGCCGCCGCAGCCGCATTTCCCCCCTTTTTTGTGTACACGATATATTTATCATTTTTTGTCTGCTGTGCGTTGAACTTTGTATTCCAGTAGTGAATCGTAGCCTCATACTCTTCTTTTTTATCTTGTATTCCAGGGGTTTTATGACTTTTTAACAGTGTTTCAAGCTTTAACGTGCGTTTATGAGTATCGTAATGTTTTCCTGACACATGTTTTTTCACAAAAGTATCTGATTCTACAATCACAACTAATCCATTCTTTTTTAGAATACTTTCCAGCAAATCTATGGATGGCTTATGATCTAAAAGAAGACTTATAAAAATGAGCGCATTACAGCCAGCGAATAAAATGGCATCATACTTTTTATCTTTTGGGACATTTTCTGGGAACTTTTCACCTTCCTCTCCAGATAAAAAATCTATAGTGGGTTTGACCCCTTTCAGTAGGCTGTCCAACATGTCTTGATTATCTTTAGATGGATAATCAGAACCTTTTGGTGATGAACATAAGACCAATACTGACTTTGACATATTACTGTCTCCTACCATGTGAAGATATTCTGCGAAACCGGGTAGGACGTTTCTTTTTATAGGAGCGTAGCG